CACCAGCACCAGAGAATAATGTTGCTGTTACACCTTGTATTCCATCAGTGATTGGGTTTGTAGTACCATTGTCTCCGCACTGTCCTTCACCAGCACCACCACCGCCACCGCCGCCGCCTGCTCCAGCAACAATCTGAACGGAAGCTCCAATTGCACCAGTTACAACTGTAGCAGCACCACCACCGCCTCCATCGTTTGGACCATTTCCATCACCAGCAGCTCCACCACCTGCTGTTCCATATGTTGGTACGGCAGCACCCTGATACGCAAGACCACCCTGACCAGGATAAAATCCAAATACGGATCCAGATGCATTACCTGGGTTCTTCAAACTAACTTTAAAATATTTTCCAGCAATTCCAGTACCAGTTGTACAACCATATAATCCACCAAAGTTACCACAGTTTGCACCACCAGCGCCAAATAATTCTATGGTAACACTTGTAATAGTATAATTTGTGCTGGTTGCTGTAACATTAAAATTACCAGTAGATGGATAAGAAACTACTGTTGGACTGATATCAACAATTTGACTGACACTTAAATATCTTCCAGCAGATCCAGTTGCACTAGCAGATCCACCCCATGTACCTGCAGGGTTTTCTGTTGGAGTAATTGCTTTCCAAAATGGTCCAGCAGCTCCGCTACCACCTGCATATCCAGGTGTTGCACCCTGAATATTTTGTTGGATAGAAAATGATCCAGATAATGATCCAGAAATTGTGTTTGTTCCTGCATTTCCACCAGTTCCACCTGTTGAAGATCCAGCAGCATTGCCTCTCAATCCACCACCAGATGTTATACTTAATAAACTAGAATTACCAAGAACAACAGATGATGCGCTTCCATCATTTCCTTGCAAATCATAAACTGCTCCTGATGCACCACCACCATTTACAGTAACAGTTAATTCATCAAGAGTCGAAGGAATACTAAACGTATAAGTTCCAGGAGTCGTATAACTTGTGGTTTGATAATCATATATTGGCGTTCCCTCTGTGAGGATAGTTCTTCCACCTATTTGAGAGCTAGTGCTAAAGAATCTAAAGGTTGGGTTTGGAGTATATGTAACTAATTCAAACGTACCAGATCCACCTGATGCATATATGTTTCCAGATGGATTTGATGTTCCTAATGCTGGATCTCCACCAGTATAATTAAACAAATCATAAGTAGAAAAAGTAGTAGAAGTAGATGCTTTTTTTAGTAATGCGTGACTATGTTGTAAAGCAACTCCACCAGATGGTGTAAATCCTTCAATCTTACCAGTTCCAGTTTTATATCCAGTCAAATATGAATCATATATTACTCCAGGTTTTCCACCCTGAACATTTGGTGCTTCAGAGTGAAGAAGTAAATGTGTGTGCTGAGGTGCTCCAGCAAGTCTTTTTTCTTGTAAAGTTAAGACAATCGTTTGAGAACCAATAATACTACCACCAACAGTGTCGGTTACATTTGTATATCCAGTTGTTGTAATTTGACCAAGATTAAATTGTCCTTGTTGAGAAGCTTCATCAAGATACCATTTACCACCAATGCTATTAATACCAACAACGATATCTATATTTCCTATAACTGGAGATCCACTACCATAAACTGGACCATACCCCACAATTTTTTTAGCTAAAAGATCTGGAACTTTAAAAGTTCCCATGTTAGTCTCAGGCCAAAACTCAAAAACATTATTTTGAGTGATTGGTGATATCGAACCATTGCTATTAATTCTGACTTGGAATGTTGCTCCTGCGCCGCCACCAGTATTTGCCAGTGTAATTGTTGGAGGTGTTACATATCCAGCTCCTGGTCTGATAACTACAATTTGTGTAATCTGACCTGATGTTACAATGACCGTTCCAGTTGCAGTAACTCCTCCAGCAGGAGCTGCACTAAAAGTCATTGTAGTTCCAGAACTATATCCAGAACCATTTGTCAATATTATAATTCCATTATTTGAAACTCCACCATATTCATTACCAATAATAGAATACAATAGAGGATAATCTTTTATATCGTACTCTGATCCATCACAATAAAGATATCCTCTGTATTGATAGTCTGGGTTATCCTCTGGTAATGCGTTGCCAGAAACAGCAATGTAAGCACTAGTACCATTTACTGGATTACTAGTAGGAATAAATTCAGAATCATATGATTTTCTACCAGACTTTGTTTTAAAAACATTAATAATCGTACCAACAGATACTGTATCTGGACCTTTTTCTGAGTAAAAATTTCGTCTGTTATTACGATAAACAGGATTAAATGCTATTGGCATATTATATCTTGATTAAATATTCTAAAACAATAAATGGTGATGTTACGGCATCTATCGATGCTTCAGTTTCTGGGAATAAACCTATAGTAGTATTTAACGCATCTGGTTCCAATAAAAATGTATCCGTCAAAATTTTGAATGTATGATCCCCCCTTGTCAGCAAAATTTTATGATTATGAACAGTTGGATCATCAACACCATCTGTATATTGCAATTCCTGAACTTCCGTAACTATGTTATGTGCTTGGGGGAAAGCAGTCTGACTAGTTAAATTTGAATTCAATGGCAAAACGTCAGCAAGAGTTGTACCTTTCCAATCATTTGGAACTTGAGATCCTCCAGAAGTATATGTTGCTGGAGCTGTTCCACTTGTATTCCATCCGAATCCAGAAGCACCACCATTAAACAAGTCAGGAACACAACCAATCAAACTATCAACATACTGTCTAATAAGAGTTCCAGGGAATCCAAACCAATCGTTGGCAAGATCATAAGAAACACTGCTTGACAATAAGCAATAACATCTTAAATTTGAAAGATCGCAACCACTTCTACAGAAATTATTGTAAGTAACTACCTGAGAACCAAGGAATAGCGGTGGTGGAAGTGGAACAATTGTTACAGAGTCTGGTGTATTTGCTTTTGTTCCAGATGCAATAGCCCAACATGCTGGTTGATTACTTCCAGCTGCGTTGTTAGATAATCCGCCTTCACTGTATTTTGTAGCATTCAACCAATCATTTACATTAATTGTTGTAGCGTTTTGAAATGAAGTTTGACCAAATGCTAAATCTTGACCGCTAGCAGGAGCACTCTTTGGTTTAATACGAACTCTATTTGTTGTAGAAAAGTGCATGTGTGGATGGATCGCCAATGTATCAACTGATTCGGAATCAGTGTATCCACTAATTCCCCAAATATATGCTGGTTTTCCTTTTAATGATATTATTTGTGGTGGTATAATAAATTTTCCAGAATAAGTAACTGTTGCCACTTGTCCTACGTTAGATGTTGCTTCTACGCCAATTCCTGATCTTCTAACATAAGTTCCAGATTGAGTTTCGGTAAGAATATTGTTATATGTACCAGCATCACCACCAGGAACTGGTCTTGGATACTTTGATCCAAGATCAGGAACAACAAATTCTTCACTTGTTAATACTGTCAAAGGATCACCGTTTTGATCTTTCCTGACAAACTTACAATTTGTTCCAGTCCCACATATAACTGCTAGATCTGGATATTGTGCTGCATTGTACTTTGCTCCATCGCATCTTAAATATCCAGATGGCAAAACTGATCTTACATCTGGATTTTGTGGATTTCCTGGAACAGCAATTTCAACTGGCCATATAATAATGCTACCAGTTAAGGTTCCGTATTTGCTTCTTTCTTTTGAATAGTGTGTTGCCATCAGTACGCCCTTATAAGATACACAACGTTTAATGATGGATTAGCAATATTTGCTAATATATTTAGCGCCCCAGTAATAGTGTCTGGAACTACATCTCCCCTGGAAACATTTGTGACTGGATGTGTTGTTGGTCCATTTAAATTACCATTAATCATTGTTAAATCAAAACTAGCATGATTGTGTGCTTGAAATGTCGTTGATGCTGCATCTTGAGCAGATGCAACAGAATTCAATGTTGTTGGGAAAGTTCCATGTCTAAATGATAATTGGGTGCTCGTAGATCCTCCGCCACCAATTGGTTTGCTTATATCAAGAACATAGACATAATCACCAACAGTATTTCCAGTTCTTGTAATGTTAAGAACTTGAGTACCTTTTTCAACGAAAGTTCCAGTAGTTGAAGCAGATTGCACGTACATAAAGGGAACAATGTTATTAAACTCAGTTCCTATGTTTGTTCCTGCTGGCAAAGTAATTTGAGAAGATCCAGCTGTAATAGTTACACTATTAACGGTAAATGCAGGTATTGTTTCTGGATCATCTGCAAGACCAGTTGCACCAGTTACTCCAGTATTAATACCAAAATAATTTCTTCTATTCGAAGTTTCTATAGGTCTAGGAAACATTCCAGTCCAAGCATCTTCAGCATGTGTTGTTACAGGAACGCTTGAAAAGGCATCTGTATAGATTTGAGATTCTAAAACTCTTGCTCCTGCACTTGTAGATGGAATTTTACTATAATCATATGCTGGAGAAGATGTAAAAGTATTAAATTGATTTGTTTGAATTAATGTATTTTCATCATAAAAAGTTATAGGTGCTGCACCAGAACACCATGTTTCTGCATTTTCAACGCTATTAAATGTTGCTTCATTCCATGAACCAGTTCCACAACCATTGGGTAGAGTTCTGGTTCCTCCAACTGTCATTGTAGATGGAGAAAATGTATCTGGAGGTGCTTGGAATGCTTGTACGCTTTCATAAGTTCCTGGGTGTTTATGATATGGCATATGATTGATGCCAAGTTTCCTTGGAACAGTATAGATTGTTGTAGAGAAAGACGGAGGACTAATAGTAATGTTTGGAGAATTAGCTCCCCCAGTCATCTTTCCAACAAATAAAAGATTAGATGCAACGTTAAATGCAAGATCTGTATCTGCTGATATTAAAGTTGGTATAGAAACAGTTAATCCATCATCAACAACAAGAGATGCTAATTTAGAAAAAACATCTGTTTGTCCTTGTTGATACCTAACATCTGCAAGCATTGCTGGTTCAAGATCCATCATGCATCTTCCAGTGATGTCTGGAACTTTAATCGTTCCAGAATAATGAGGAAAATCTCCAGATATTGCTGTTCCACCGTAACTATTTCCAATAACAGATGTTAGTAGTGGATAGCGATTTGCCTGATAAACTCTACCATCACACAATATCCATCCTAAGGGAACGTTTGAAAGCAAATCGCCCTCATTTCCGTCCCCACTCCATATCATGACCGTGCCAATTTTGGCGGTCTTCATAGATTTTATCGAGCCGTAATTTTGTGACATAGGATTATAGTTCTACTAACCACCAACCACGTAGGTTTGAAGGAATTTCTGAAGCTAATGGATCATTAGGAGCATCAGTAACTCCAACATATAGGAGTCCAAATGCAGCATTTCTTGTCTGAACAACCAATTCACCACTATCCCATGCTTGAGCTAGTAGAGAAGATCCACTGCCAGAAGTGATTCTTGTTCCAGTAGTGTCTCCTTGGATTCCAACAGCAACATTATCAATCTTCAATGCTCTAATGACAAGATTTGTGTTGTAACTTAGATTTCCAGTCAATTCTACAAATCTAATTATATCACCAGTAACTGCGTTAGTTGGTAGATATAGAACCATATTACCACCAGTTGTTAGATTCAATAGGTAGTTATTGTTTGGTTGTAGTGGATTGATTTGTGTCTGACCAATTCCAGTTGCTGACTGAGAAACATAAGTCCATCTTCTACCACCATTTGCAGTGAAATACTGGGTGATACCAAATGCATCAATTGATCCATCCTGATACATGATGAAGTCTCTAGGACCAGTTGCACCAGCACCAGCAGAACCAATATTATCAATATGGAGGAGTTTTGTTGATGGGGATTGAATCGAAAGAACTTGACCCTTGATATACAAGGATTCTCCCATTTCAACTCTACCAGATGCTCTCTCAACCTTAAATGTAAGATTATTTGAGCATACACCGTTTTCTTGACACTGCTGATTATAAACTTGTAGATTACCATAGATGTTGGCAAATCCATTCAAGTACATGCCGTTCTTTCCAGTTACTGGATCAACGATTGCTCCATCTCCTGGGTGACCATCATCATTAGTGACGTTAAAGACAAGTGTTTGTGCATCACTGCCATAAACTCTGATATTACCACTGGTTATATTAAGAGATCCATGTGTTGTAATATTTCCACCACCAAAATATTGTGTGATATTACCACTTACTGGATCACGATATGACTTAGGAAGTCTTACACCAAAAATTGGATCAACTGCTCCACTCAAGCTATCTGGATAGAACCATTCGCTATCGATTCTAATAATGTGCTCATAATCAAGTTTTTCTGCAACAAGATCACCATTTACAAGTTTGATTCTAATCTTGTTAGGATTTGTATTTGGTAATTCAACTGCTGTTCTGCCAGTTGCAGGAATTGCTTCAGCAAGAGTAGTTGTTCTAGGATCTTTTAGAATCTTGACAACAACAGATCCACTATTCCATGCCTGAGCAGTTGTTCCCTCTTTTCCTCTACCTCCAGTTGGATATGTAGAATTGGTTGAGGTTGGTAACAACTTATTTCCATTTGAATCTGTATATGGATCATCAGTAATTTGAATAATTTCAACCTTGGTTATACCATCAAGAATTGCAACCAAATCTCCCTTAGTGAATGCATCAATATTAGTTGCGATAGGAATGTTTGAAGTTGCTGCAGTTACAGATCCAGTTTGAGCATTAGAAAGGATAGAAGTTATAGGACCAGCTGGTTGAACTGTGTAAGGATCTCTTCTATAAACATAAACTGGTGTGGATGTTGTGTGTGCTGCAGCGGTAGTTCCATAGAATGCTCCAACAACAAACACAGTTGCATATTGACTTCCATATACGGCATCTCCAGTACAAATATCAAGAGATGCTGTTGTATAAAGTTCATTCTTATAAGTCAGTTTTGTATTGTCAGAATCTCCATCTCCACCGCACTGACCAACAATATTTAAGTTACCGTAAATATATGTTGTGGTGTTGGTATTTCCAGGATCTCCAAGAGAAACACTACCATTTGTCGAATCAACTTCAAATACAGTCTCTTCTGCTAAGGTATCACAACCATTTTTGATGCTGAACTTCTTAGCGACTTGTGCTAATAGAGATGAAACTTTGAATATTTCGCCTTGATCATATACACCGTCACTGTTTGAATCAACTCTATCAATGATTACATAATCGTTGGTTGTTAATTGACCTCCAAACTCAGCAAGATAAACATTATCTTGCGATCCAGTTCCATCGATTGATTGAGTTGTCCATGTTGCGTCAAACGCAACATTAACTTTCCAAACGTTTGTTGTATCTGGGTGATTTGTTTTAATTGTGGTGAAAGTACCTAATGGTTGGCGACGAACCTTGATATAGTAAGGAGCAGTTTCAGCACCCTGGAGTCCATCTTCAGTAATTCTAACAATCTCTGGATGAGTTGCACTTGCGCCAGAACCAGAAATAGCAGTATCAATGATGATGTAATCTCCAGCTTTGAAGTATGGAGTTGGCTTATACTTCATTGGAACATAGTATTCCAGTCCAGTTAGAGCTGGCAGAGTCGCTCCTTCAGCGCCACCGCCAGGAATCGCTGCTTGGAAGTTAGATCCACCAGAGTTTCCGCCCCATACACCAGCACCAGCAGTGTCAATTCTGTTGAAACCAGCAGTTAGTTCTGCTTGTGTGGGAGAGTTTTGATTTACAACATTAACAACATAAACATTGATGATATCAATATTTTGGTTGAAGGTATTCTGTCCCAGAATACCAGAAGCATGAGTAGAAATTGTAGATCCTAACTGTGCTCTATTGCCAACAAAGGAGAATGAAGCAAATCCACCACAGAGAGTTACATTTGAATTGAAGCGAGCTGCTGCATCAACAACAAGATTATTTCTAATTTTGCTAGTTCCACCTTGACCACCAATGTTAATTTCAGAAGCATTAGTAGCAAAATCAAGAGTTTGTGTGTTTCCAGTGAAGAATGAAACAATTCCAGCTTCAGATCCAATAGTTACACTCATTTCTGGATTTGTTCTATCACCTCCAGGAAGTTTATTAGCACCAAATACTACATCACCAGCAAAATTAACTCTTCTTGTTCCAAATGTTGTATAGGAATTAGATGAGTTATTACCATATGCACCACCAATTTGAATCTTAGAAATTCTAGTAGATGCATCGGAAATATCACCGATAGAAATGTTGGAATGATCAGAATTATTACCAATGAAAATAAATTGATCATCTGTATAGGCATCAGCAAACTCAACGTAACTTACATTATTAGCAAATCTAAGACCCTTAGAATTTACTTTGCTGAGTACTCCAGCAGTTACAGATAGAGCACCATTGAATGAAGTTGATGTGGAACCATTGAGTAAGTTAAAGTTTCCAGTTGTGATGCCAGTTCTTACTTCACCAGTGTCAGTTCCACCATCGGTATAAACTTCAATGTCACGCTGGAATCTTGCATCTTCAGTAAATCTGGAATCACCAACAACAACCAGTGATCTATTAAGTTGCTTATTGGCAATAGTTTCATCGGTATTAACACCAACTCTACCTAGATTATTTCCTCTGGATGCTTCAGTAATCGCTACCGTGTTAGTATCAACTCTTAAAGCACTATAATTTGTAGGAGCAAGACTATCACCACCAACTACAAGTGCATCAGCAATAGAATTGAATGTTCTGTTTGCTGGATTAGCATTTGCAAGATAATTATTTGGAGTGGTGGATAGGGTTTTACCACTAATGTATGCCTTTCCAACAACATCAAGGTTGGCACGAGGATCAGTTGTAGTAGAATCAACAAATCCATTCGTGTGTGCTGCATGTGCAGAACGTGCAACTGTGTTAATACCTAGTTTGTAGTTACCAATCGACTCAGTTTCAGTTCTGATAGCTTCAGCACCAAGAACACCAACTTCCTTCCAATTTGCATTTGAAAACTCAATTGTTGGAATAGGATTACTTGTTGATATTGCTTGAGTGACTAGATCATTCCAATTTAAGATAGATGCAGGGATCTGATCAAGAATTTGGAAATATACATAATTCTTCGTTGGTGAGAATGCATCACCATTTGGAGAATAGATAACCCAAGTTAGATTCAATCTTGCATCAGGATAATTCTTAAGTCTTAACTGAGAAGTAGAGGTAATGCCAATATCTTGACATGTTAGATTCAATCCAGTTTGCTGAGACTTAAACGTTACCTTAACTACATTGCTACCGTCAAATGAGATTGTAAATATGCTGGTAGCAGGAATGAATTGATAGTAGTTTGCTAGGATCCATCCCAACGATCCAGACTTACCAACCTCTGCACCCTTGAGTAATACATCACCAGTTGATGGTAGAACTCCACCATAAGTTACATACTGGGAAGCAGAAACTGCCGTTCCATTCTGAGCAACTAGAGGTGTCTGGTTTGGAGTTAGATTTGATGGAACCCCAGCTACTGTATGAGTTTGGAAGAGATATGGTTGTCCATTACCTCTTGGACTAAATGCAAATACTGCAGATTGAACTCTATTTTTGCTGATTCTAATATCACCACTAGTTGGTGGTTTGAATGCAGTTCTATCAAGACCTTCATCTTGCTGGAGTTGAGTAACTGGATCAACAGATGAGACATTTGAACGAATAATAAGTACATCTCTTTGTTGTACTAGATCATCATCTTGTACAGCAATAACTACAGGTGATTCAAACGATGTAATAAGTGTTCCATCTCCACCAACAACTGTGAAGTTTTGATTGAACGTAACTGGAGTATCAAATGTAGTGACGAGACCGCCAATTACATCATTCTCATCTCCATCATCTGCGAGAGTTGCCTGATCGATAAATGTCTCTTCACCAGTAATAGCATTGATTCTTCTGTTACCAATGTAGAGGTCACCCTGCGAGTTAATACCAGTGTAGAAGACGATACCAGCATCTTGTTTCTTAGATTGGGCATAGAAGTCCTGATCTGGAGTTAGAACGACTTCCTGACGCGCTGGGAGACCAGTGGAGTAGTTACCAGGACCGAAACCAAGATATTCAAACGTGTGGTTACCAGCACGAGCAATAGATGGTCTGCGAAGTTCAACATAATATCTTTGATCCGATAGAACTTTGCTATCACCAGCAATCGAGATGCGGCGATCTTCAGAACCAGAAGTCGCATTACCTTCTTGTGCTCTGATTCTATTATCGATTACTTCTCCCTGAGAATCAGTTGTGGTATTGGTATAGTTGTTTTCAATAAATGAAGGTTGATTGATAAGGTCCTCAACCAATTCCTTTGTTACAGAATTCTTGTAATCATTAACTGTAACAAGACCATGAATATAGTTATCAGCAGCAGAGAATGTCTGTGGTGGATCAATTAGGTTTGCATAGTAATCTTTCTCTTCGTTGGTTGTACCATTCTTCTTAAACCAGAGAGGATCGTTTCTATAGTTCAGAGGATACAATCTGCTAACTGGTTGTGAGAACTTATAGTTCTTAAAGTTATTGATAACGCCAGCACCAGTTGGGAATGGAGAAATATTACCGCGAAGAGCTGTGAGGTAGTAGATACCATCTTGCTGACCAGCGATACGACGTTGTAGTGTCTCTGAGGCAAAGATATAGAATGTATCTTCGATAATACCAGCATCTGCTACACTATCAACATAGTATTCAATACCAGCATCATCTTGAATACGATCGCCAGGGGTGATTGTATAGACATTCGCACCATTTTGTCTCCAGTAGTATTCTGGATATCCTTTACGAATGAGTGTCTTGAGTGGGAGAGACTTACCCATGTCCTGATCTTCGACCATATCAGCGAAGACAGTCCCTTGAGTGAATCTTGTGTTATTGAACTCGCTATATTCTAACTTACCACCAGCAATTCCCTTGATAATCAAATAGTGATCACCACCAACACTGTAATAAGCATGAATATAAGCAGATCCAGATGAATTGCCAGTAAAGAATACTTTATTAGCAAGAATACTTTGTGTCTTGTTTGCTACATAATCACCACCTTGAGGTGCTGTGATCTTTACAGTTGTAAAGATTTCATTTCTAAGTCCAGGGAAATTAAGAGAATCAACTGTATGATCATATACGGTTAGTTCGAGATACTTAATGTTTGGATTTAACTCATCTTGAACATATCTACCGTTCTGGATTGTTGCTTGAATACCAGAATTGAATTTTGCGAAAGCACGGTAGTCAATACCAGCACCAGTTAAATCTTTCTTATATGGATCATAGGCAGCATCTTTGTTAAGATTATTTGTAGTAAAGTCAGTTGTAGTATAACCAATATATTCTCCAGCTTGAACTGGGTTTTCAAATCTTGCACCATAAACAGAACCAGTTACTGGCTTGAGAATAATCTTTTGTGGGATTAACTTACGAGTGTCATCAGTTCTTGTCTTGATGACAAATCCATTGATAGGATCTCTTGCATTTTGGAGATACTTAGGAATGACATAACGAATCTTGTAAGTTCTATCATCGGCATCTCTAGTGTCATTAAGACGCTCATACCACATATCTGTGGTTCTTGGTCTATCAGCATAATCTGTCTGCTTCAATCTCCAGAAAATATCTTTCTGCTGATCTACTACTGGGTTTCCACTTACACCATCTTTACACTGAATATACCACTTACCAGTACTCGTTACATTATCAGTGAATGATGGATCAAATCTCATTGGAGATCTACGCTTGTTAGCATAGGCATCGAACACTAATCCAGATTGACCAGAAGCAAATGTAATTGGATTTACATTATTGATTGCATCCGCATGTGTCTTGTGAATGGTGAATACTTTGTCGTTCTGATATCGAGCAAAGAATTCAATTTGAGGATTAATTCTACCAACGTTAGAGTTTTGAAGGTCTGTTGTTGCTACTGTAGGATCATTTGCATAAGTAGATGCTACAATTGGAAGTGTTCCGCCCTCAATTGCTCTAAAGAATACTCTGTGTGGAGTTGTAGAAGCAGATGGTTTATCGAAGATGTGTGAAATATCAGTTTCAATACCAGCATTAACTGTATTGGTTAGATTACACTTATAGTTGTGAAGACTATACTTATCATCTAGAACGAACTGATATAGATCAATTTCCACATTGGGATCAATACTTTCGGTTTCAGATGCATAGATGTAGATACCAGCAGCTGCGTTTTCTTTGGATGTAGCAAGCATCAATTTAGTTTGATCGCTTCCATTAAAGAATGTAGTGGTGCTGTAATCTGCTGGTTGAGTTCTTCTACCAGGAGCAATTACATAATATGTCTTATTTGGTTCAAAACCTTTTGGAAGTCTGATAAGTCTCTTATCTACTTCAACGTACTTCTTAGTAGCAATATCAAAACGAGGACGAGGAACAAGTCTTACAGGTGTTCCAGTTTCAAAGTTGTGAGCATTGCTAGATCCATAACCAGTTGTATCAATGGTAAAGATTGTAGCACGAGAAGCAAGTAAAGCAGTATTAACAGTTTGCTCTTGTCTAGCAACTGTTCCCAAACCACTGTTAATAATTGTGGTAATGTTTCCAACAAGAGTTGTGATAGAGTTTGCAACGTCTGCACACTCTCTCTGAGTTGGTGATGATACTGTATATGCTTGAGTATCTTGAATTACATCTGGATTTGATGCAGATGGTCCTACAGTTACTCTCTGTGGGAGAATATTTGCCCAAGCACCTTTCTCGTAAGTGAAGTATAATTTTGTTGTTGTGCTAGTTTGAAGTGCATTTACGGTGTTGCCAGTATTGAATCTGGAATTTGCTACACCAAGTTCAATTGTTGTGTTGCTTACAATTCTCTTTACAAATGTATCTTTTGGAATGTTAGTATAGATTGGAACAGCACCAGACTGAAGAAGTCCATTTACATAAGGGGTTGGAGTTGATGCATACTCAACAACTCTCATGCCAATTACAATTCCACGGGTATCTGCAACATTAACGAGTGCAGATCCATTAGTAGTTACACAATTTACAGCAAGAACATCGAAGTTACGCATTGCAGCAATTGCAAGCTGACCAACGTAATCCCAAGCATCAATGGTTTCTGTCTTCTCACCATCAATGTAGGTTAAATTGTTTCCAACATAGTATGCTTCACCTGCCTGAATGCTGTTGATGTTTCCACCAAGTCTTAGGTCATTTACAATTGCATCTACAATGTAAGATACGTCACGATAGCACTTGGATTGTGTTGCATTCGATATAAAATCTCCAGAGTTTGGAACTGGTAGATTAGCAAGAGTTCCCCCTCTAATTGCATCCGTAACAATATCAAATAAACTTTCAATCGAAGAACGAACGTTAGCACAATCCCACTCACCATTAGTAAGTGGTGGAAGAGTGCTGAGACTTCCAGCTTGAAGTGCATCACAAATTATGCCAACTAAAGTATCAACAGTTGCTAGAACATCAGAACAGTTGCCTAAAGCATAAGTTGTTGGTTGTGATGGAGCAGTTCTCGTGATACCAGTTAGGTTACCAACACCGCCATCATTACCGATTGCCTGCAGTAGAATGCCAAACAATGTTTCAAGAGCTCCAACAGCAGATCCACATTTTGGTAGCAATTCATCTGCATCCCAATCATTTACGATTGTTAGATCGTTCTTCTGAGTAAATGTGTTTCCTGGTGAAACTGTAACAGTTTCATTTCTGAGAACTTGAATTGCTACTTTCTTTGCTTCCAAGAATACTTTGGCAGCTTCATCACGCTCAGCATCTAGGAAAGTTTCAATTGGAGCACCATCAAATATGTTGGTTACATAAATGTTTGCTGCGTCGTAAGTTTTGGAATTTCCTCCAAACTTAACATCCCACATAATTTCTTCAAGTACGGCATAAACATCATCTAAACAATCTTGCTCTGTATTCGCAGTTGCTAGAACTGCAGTTAGATTTAGATTAGATCCTCCACCAAGAACAATAGGAGCATTACTTGTAATTTGGAAATTGCCAGTGTAGTTTGTTCCACCATTTACAACTACAACTTTGGTAACCGAACCACCAGAAACAGTTATTGTTGCTGTTAATCCACTTCCAGTTCCACCAGAAAGTGAAACGTTGGTATATGTTCCATTAGTAAATCCAGTTCCACCATTTACAATCAAAATACTTCTGATGAAGTTTCCACCTGTTTGTGGTGCATATGCAGGATATGCTGCCTTCATGCGTAGATATGCTTCCTTCGCAATGAATTCCTTGTTATCAAGAACAAGATTGTACGCATCAGCATGAATATCAGCAACAAATGCTGGATCTTCAGTAGTATCAAGTGTGATCGTTAGATCTCTATTGTAATACTGGTTATTGATAGAGCGATTAATTAAATCTGCAGCTCTCTTAAATGCTGTAATAGATGGTCCAATTTCACCAGCAAGTCCATTTGTTAGGAGAGTTGTGTTGTTGGTGAAATACTCTTTAGTTGCTGCGATGGTATATTCGTTACCACCAAACCAGAGATCTTGAGCAATAGCATCAACAACATGTCCAATATCTCTACGACACTTGGTTTCGCCTGTGAGGAAAGTTCCAGCATTTTCTGCAGGAAGAGAGTTTAGATTACCAGCAGTAACAGCAGTTGTTACAATAGCAACAAGTGTTGAGATTGCTGACTGAACGTTTGCACAAGAAGTTGGGTTTGTATTTGATACAGATCCAGAAGTTGGGCTAGGATCTGCAGTGATTGTAAGATCCTTATAGTATAGTTGGTTGGTAATTGCTTTCTGCATAAATGCAGCAGCTTCATTGAATGCAGTATTACTCTGTGTTGTTTCTCCAACCAAACCATTTGAGATCGGAACATTGCCATTGAAATACTGCTGAACAAATTTTCTGGTATGCTTGTTTCCACCAGTAAATGTATCAACTGCAATTGCATCAATGAAGTATCCAACGTCACGAGCACATTTGCTCATACCAGCAGGAGCAGATCCTTTATTAATTGTCTGAGGCATCGAGTTAAGATTACCTGCTGCAATAATTGTTGTGATGATTCCTGTTAGAGTGTCAATCGTTGAACGTACATTAGCACAGGAATTAGTATTTGTGTTGCTTCCAGTAGCAGGATCAGCAGTAATCGTAAGATCTTTTACTGTTAGATTATTTGTAACAGCAAGTCTCATTAAGTTTCTTGCTTGTTCAAATGCGTAGATACTTTGAACTTCTTCACCAACTAAACCACCACTGATTGGAGTTGTAGCGTTGGTGAAGTATTCAGCAGCAAATCTGTATGAATACTCATTGCCACGAATGAAGAGGTCGAGCGAAACTGCATCTACAAAATATCCTATGTCTCTCTTACACTTTGTTTCAGTAGAAGCAACACCAGGATATAGAGTGACCATGTTGGTCCAAGCAGTATTGACAATCTCAGTCTTGTTCTGCTGAATCAATCTGTAGGAATCATAGAATCTCGAATCCGTAGTTGTCTGTGCATCACCAGGGAAGTAGAAGTCTGGATAATCAACAGCAATCTTTGCAAGTGCTCTGTCGGTAATTTCCTTACTGTTGCGACGAATTAGACGATATGCGTCAGCAAAACGAGATTGTGCGTTGCTCTGAGTATCACCAGGAATGTAGAAATCTGGATGATAAACACCAATTTCAGCAAGTGCAGCATCGAGGATAAAATCTCTATTAGCAACAATACGATTGCGAGCATCCTTATAACGACCAGCAGGATCTTCCTTGTTAGATGCATCAACTGTTACACCAGAGCTATTCAATCCAAGAGCAGCAGAACCAGTGCTACCAGCAACAACGCCATATGGTGTTAGAATGCTTGTTGGGTCTGGATCATAAATTGTTGCCTTGACAGTTAGTAGGTTAGCAACTGCCTTTTTGCAAAGATCTCTTGCTCTGTTGAACGCAAATACAGCGTAGGTTTCTTCACCTACAAGACCATTCGCCAGAGGGGTTCCATCACCATTGAAGTAGAACTTGGTAGCTTCAATCGTATTGAGGTTACCACCGTCTCTAAGGTCTTCTGCGATAGCATCAACAATGTATCCGATGTCACGCTTACACTTGCCGTCAGCGACGCCTTGAATGTTGCCGATACCATAAGTATCAACCATCTGCTGGAATGCTGTATCAACGATCTCCTGGCGGTTTGCAAGGATTAGGTTGCGAGCATCAAAGTAACGACCAGCAGCAGGGTTGAGACCTGGATTGACATAAGGAATATTTTGAAGAGCAGGATACTTCTCAAGAATGTATCCAAAAACTTCTTCCTGGATCATTGTGCGGTTGCTTTCAATCAGATTAGCAGCGTCAGCATAAATGCCATTGATTGAAATACCAGAAGGATTGAGAATCGATCCTTTTGCAATATACTTTAAGAATCCAGTTGGTTCTAGTTCTGCAAAGAACTCATCTTCACCACCAGATTGAACTGGATCCAGTTTAACATATAATTTATCGTTAGACTTAGCACCAATTCTAAATCCGTCAATTGTAGCAGCAGGGCGATCGATAGGAGTAATAATATCATCACTACCTAAGAATAGTTTAGTATAATTACTTGAATTCTGAACTGTTCCTTGAATATCAATAGTATAGTAAGCAACTTTCTTGGTATTCTCAGTATTTTCTACCGAAACTTTTGGAGGAATAATATCAGTGATGTATCCACCTTTGTCTTGGTTGAAAGCAAATCCTTTAAAACCAATCGCATGTAGAGAGGTGTTACCAAAGTTTGAGTTGGAGTTGGTGATCGACATGTCACCGCCACTTTCCATCAGGAAGTGATCAGCAAAACCAACAGCGAAGATCGAAACGTTCTGAATGAATGCATCTTCCGAAGCACGAACGTGGAAGTTTCTCCACTCATCCTTCCAGTAGCTATCACCCTTTGCGTGATAAGGAACAGTAGCAAATGCATCAGTTAGAGATGCTTGGTTCCAAGTGTTTGAATACTCATCGTAACGGATGAATGCTCTATCGTCTTTCTGTAGAGAAACACCAGTGTATTGAGCGATAACCATCGATCTGAAACCAGTGGCTTTCAGACCATTTGCCCAGATACCGCAAATACCCCAGGTAGAACGAATTGAGACGTTAAAGACATATGGTGATGCAGATTCAACGCTATCAACTTCGGCAAGAGTTTGTGCGTTCTGACCGAGAGCAGGAGTTGTATCTACACTGATTGTTTGTCCAGATACGATATTTGTGCCAATTGCTCCTACAACATATGGAACTTCATATATAAATTTGCGAGGATCGTTAGCATCAATTTCTTTGATTGGGAAGAATCCTTCCAATACATCATCAATATTTGTATTAGAAACAGAAACAAACTGACCAGAGAAATATCCGTGATCAACTTTCGTTGTTACTTCAACTTCAGTTGTAGATGCTGGAATACTAGGATCTGTAGTTGCATCAGTAAATTTGAGTGACTCAATTACACGAGAGTCGGAAAGAGGACCAACAATTCTGTTCTCTTGAATATTAAATCCAAATTCGCCTGGATCATCAATTGTTGGTTGATATGCAGAGAATGCCTTACCAATCTTTCTATAAAAGAGTGATAGTTCTTCTTGATCTGCATACTCAAATACGGTTAGTTTGTGGTGAGAATAGTTTGGTGCTGTTTTCTTGGTAAAGTCTGTTGGATCGTAATAGACTTCGCCAGTTCCTTCGGAAGCATTATAAAGTGGAGATTCTGATGTTGTTTGACCGTCCTTAATGGTAAATTGCCAGAAATAGCAACCACCAGTTACATTGAAAATCGCAGAACGAGGAACAGTTACAGATGCTGGATCAGGAACGTAGAGAGGTCTGATCGTTGTTCTACGAAGATCATAACCAACAAGTGATGAACCACGAGGAATAATGGCACCACCTTCAGTATTATTAAACTTATAGAGGACGTTATTTGGATTGGAAATATCAAGAATGCTATTATCAGTCCAAGCATTTAAAGCTTGATCAAATCCAAATACATCAATACCATTAGTATCTACAAGACCAGGACGGTTATCAATGTAGTGAATACCAGGCATCAGCATGATGCTGAACTGGTCAAAACGGTCATTATCCTTACCAGGAAGGTAAGAATATCTTGCGATCTCTAGGAAAGCACGCTGGATGCTCTTGAATGGAGTAATTGGGGAATTACCTCTGTTTGTTAACGCATCTGTTGCGTTAAAATCATCAGGAGAAACATAAAGATACTTACCAGTTTTTGAACTGATAAGGTTATCCAGACGTGTTAATGGCATGATTATTACTAACCCTAGGGTATAAATTTATCCTCGTTTTATTTATACGGTAGGGCGATACTTGTCTCCTAGGATCTGCATTTTAATGATTTCCTTGACACACAACCAAATGTATCCAAATTGTTCAGACCAAGTACAATCGCCTTTAATATTCATACAAAAGTTTTGAACCGCGACAACTCCACAACCTGGATTCGAACCAGGGACCAATCGATTAACAGTCGATGGCTCTACCGCTGAGCTATTGTGGAATAAAAATCAGTTGCCTAAAATGTATTCAACTGTGTTTGCTACGTCATTCATAGCATCTCTGAGATCTGGACGTTGCCCAGATTCTTGTTTGATGATTGGTCTAGAATCATCAGTCAATGTCCAGCGCCATAGTTTCATGGATGTACAATACCAAAGTTTAATGTTCA